AAAGCGTATTTTTCTTCGTCGGTCAGGCCGTTGATCGGGCCAGTGGTGGCGACGAGCTGAGCAAGAGTCAAGACAGCACCACTACCCTTCCTGTGCTAGTTCTGGTCCGCTTGTAACTGGTAGCCCCATACAGGGCCAACGTGGCAGCCACAGCGGGATAAATGGCCTGCATCGGGTCCGAGCGGTCCAAAGCCCAACCACCCGCATCCCTGATAGGTCTACGCCGAGCCCCAAAAACCGCATCCGTCAACGGCTTCTGCCCCGCATGAGTCAACGTGTCCGTAGAAATCCTGTTCTCCAACAGCCCACACGCCTGGGCCATCTGAGCCGCCCCCGTCACAACCACCTGGCACCGACGGGCCTTCAACTCAGGGACGAACGACGCCGCCGGGGAAGCCTGATCAACCACCACAGGAACCCTGCGGCCGGCACGCTCCACAATCCACTCCACCGCCAACGACGGGTCAGACCCCGCCCACACCTGCTCAATGTGGGCGTTCTCCCCCTCAACCCAACACGCCCCAACCGAGATGTCCCGGCCGTGCGACATATCCACCCCCAAAGCGTCGGGGCGAACATCATCCGCGGGGCCAACATCCACCATCCGTTTCCACTGCTGCGGCGTCACCAACGGCTTGTGGACCGAGATCTCATCCCACACCCCGAGGGCTTCCCTGCGGAACGAATCATCGGAGAGGTTCTTCTTCATCCGCAGCATCGCCCGCTCAGGGGTCCGCGACGGAAACGACGGATTCGCTTTCCGCCACTGCGAACGATCCAGCAGATCCGAATCAGGGTCCGCGGAAAGTTCGATGTACAGCGTTTCCTCGGAGTCGCCCGCCAAAGCGTCCTGGCGGATCATCGTGAACACCTCACCCGGATCCCTAGGGCGCGGCGGGGTTCCCGTCAAGATCGTCAACGGGTTCTGAGCGACGTTCTGCGCCGCAACCATGTCCTCCATCGCCGACTCAGTCAGGATCGAAGCCTCATCGAACACCAGAATCGACACGTTAGAAAACCCGCGACCAAACCCAGACTCCCGAGCGCCGAACAGAATCCGCGACCCATTCGTAAACAGGATCGCCTCATCCCCACGCGAACGAAGAACCTGAGCGATATGCGGAGCCACCTTCTCCTGCGCCGCCATCCCCGACATCGACGCGAAAACTTCCTTCGCAGTCTTAGCCCGATGCGCCGTCCAGATCGTTGTAAGACCAGAAGTCCGCAACGACAACGCGAACGTCAGCGCCGCGAACAGATACGTCTTACCCACCTGCCGAGGAATCGACATCGCCACAAGATCAGCGGCATACAAGCCATCCGACCGCTTCCCCAAAATCAGCCGGCCAGCACCATCCTGCCAAGGATCAAAGCCCCAACCCAGGCGGGCACACGTATCCCGAACCCCCGGCCACCCCGTCGAAACAACCCCCTTCGGGGCCACCACATGACGGGCAATCTCAGACAGACGAGGCGTCGAACTGCTCATCGTCAGTATCAGCCACCACAGACCCAACCCCATGCCCCGACAACGCCAACAAATCAATCTCCTTGGCGATGTCCTGAAGTCGGCGCGTCAACGAAGCCAAATCCCGAGGAGGGCAATTCGGATCCGAGATGGCCTTCGCGATCCTGTCCCGCATCGCCACCAGAAGCTCCCGGCGATCCCCACCCTGCGCCGCCTCAGTCACAGACTGGCGCTTAGGGGCAGCCTCATCAGGGGCTACAGCGCGTAAACGCTTGGGAGCGGCCAATTCGGATGTCCTTTGGGGTGTAGTGGAAAAACGTCAGGGGGATAATTTGCCTATGCCCCGAGTAGCGGCTGATAGGGGTGCCGGGGGGCTATAGCCCCGTCTGACGCCCGATTCGGGCGCGGTTGGGATGATTGCCTACTGGTGGCACTGGCGAGTAATCTCGGAGTTCTGCTTCCCCTCACGGCGAAGATGACCATCCGAAAGGGGTCACCCTCAATGGGTAAATCTGTTTTGCACTATCGGCGCAAGATGGAAGCCGCAGTAGAAACGGCTTTTGGTGTCACGTTTGCGAAGGTCAAGGCTTGGCGATCACCGTCGAACACTCTGCTGTACTCAATCACTTGCAAGTTCTGTTCTTCGACTGGGTTCAACTTCAGGATTGCTGAAGGTAAAGAGTTCGATTCAGCTTTGCGGTGCTGGACCGCCCATGTGGTTGCGATTCACCAGGTGGATGGTGTCCGAGTGCCGGATGTTGAACTAAGTTCTGAAGATGTTGAGTTGGCTACTCGTAGCTTCATTCGCCATGCTCACACAGTTTTCGCTGTGAGCTTTCTTCGTCAGGCAATGCAGAAACGCAGTTAGCGTTTTCTTTCACCAGTCGCGTTCGGTGACGTAGGTGACGCCTACAGCCACGTTGTCACTTTTGGCTCGGTTGCACGCCCTGTGGGCTGCGGCGAGGTTGTCCAACGTGTCGCCTTCGGGGCCGGTTCTCGACAGTGGGGTGATGTGGTCGATGGTGAAGGACAGTGGGTGTAGATGGTGGGCTTGGTAGTCGATGGGTTCCCCGCAGAGATGGCAAGGCGGTTCGTCTTTGGCGATGATCCGCCTATGCCTATCCCGTACAGAGGTGGAGCGCACTTACTCGGCGGGGGTTTCGTCGGTCGGGACGACCTCGTCAGCGGGCGGCTCCACCGGATCAACCGGATCAACGACCGGGTCGGGGTTCAGGACGTCCACGGCCTGCACGGCGGCGACGAGACCCGACAGGTCCACCACATCAGCCGGCACACCCGCATCCGCGAGCTGAGCCTGAACATCCGCCAGGGCGGCTTTCACGTTCTGCACCTCCACGCCGACTTTCTGAACCTGCGCGGTCAATGCGTCCACTTGTTCCTGTGTTGCCACGATGTGCCTTCCGATCAGTGAGGTTTGGTAGAGCAGGAATGCCAGCGCCGTCAGGGTGGCGGCGTGGAGCCAGTAGGGGTTCACCGCAGAACCACCGTGTTTGATGTCCAGAACGGTGGGCTGCCGTAGGCCCAGGCGGTGCGGCCTTTGCGTCGGGGTTGGCCGTCTGGGTGTTGGGTGACGGTGGGGATGTCCATGTGGTTCACCAGACTTGGGACGGTGTAGGCGATGGGGTGGCTGTTGGCTCTTGCGAACGATCCGATGTGGGCGTCTGCGGGGAGGTTTGAAGTGTGCTCAAGCAGCGACGGGAGTAGGTCGGTGCGGATGGCGTATCCGACAGCGTGGAGGAGTTGTGTCCCCACAATCCAGTGGGCGCCTGTGGTTTCGGCTTCCGCGAGGGCGGCGGCAATGCGTTTCTGCCAGTGCGGTGGACGCTGCTTCCCCAAATAGAAACTGACTATCGGGGCGGGTGCCATAGCGAGGGCTTGTTCGGCGTAGACACGGAAATCCCCGACGGGCACGGCGTCGTCCTCCAGAACAACAGCCCACGTTGACCGGAACTCCGCGAGGGCTTGCTGTGTTGCCCGGTGGTTCGCTTCGCATCCCAACCCGTCGGTGTCGACCATGACAACGTCGGCTGAAACTTGCTCGGCTAGCCTGCGGGCGAAGGCTTCCCGGGATGGGTGGGCGACTAAGCCGACTGCCAGCACGGTAACTCGTCAACGGTGCGGGCCGTCTCGTAGCGGTGCCACAAATTCAGGTTGCGGCGGTATTCAATGCCGTGACCCTTACCTCGGGCCGGGGAATGCCACAGATGGTAGGCGTTCCCGCTGACATGTTCGGTGCCGGCGTGGAGGTCGCAGGCTTTCCAGAAGCTGTTGTCTTCGCAACCCCAACCGGAGAATCGGGGATCGAAACCGCCCACCCTGTCCCATAAATCGCGGTGAATGACGAGCATGGATGACTGTGTTTCCAAGTCTCGGGTGCGGACTTTCGTCGCTTCAAACGACCCAGCCAGTGAGGTGCGGCCAATGAGAATGTTTTCGGTGCAGGGCTGGGACAGCTCAACGACAGCGTTGAACGCGGCCACCAGCCGTCTGGATTGTTCGGCCAGTTCGATTGCGTGGTGGAGTTGCTTGGCTGGCACCCATGTGTCGGCGTCTGCGATCACAGCCACATCCCAAGGCCGGTCGGCTGCCTGGTTGATCGCTTCGGAGCGGTTGAAAGGGCCGGAGAGATGTTCGCCCACAACCAGTTCGTAGGGTTGGTGCACCCAATACTGGTCTTTGAGGTGTTTCCACAGCTTGTCGCGGTGGCCGTGGTCGGGGCGGTAGGGGACGATGACGATCATCGGACGGTGTGCCCCAAGTCGTTGAGGTAGCGGCGGGCTCCGTCGCGATCTGCGCGGACACGGTATTTGGTTAGTGTCTGCCACACTTTTTTGTTGGTGAAGGTGTCGTCATCTCTGGGTGAGGGTGGATGCCACATGTGCAAAGTGATGCCCGGAACCCAGGTGTTGCCGTCCCCGAAGATTCCGCAGCACTGCAAGAAGACCAAGTCTTCGTATCCCCAGCCTGTGAGGGTTTCGACGTAGCCGCCGACCTTGTGGAAAAGGTCGCGGTTAACCGCGAAAACCCCGCTGCAAGGCCGCTCGTATATGCCGTGGTGGTCGAAGCTGTCCGGCCTGGGGACGGACGCCTCACCGGTAGCCATGAT